TTACCGCCATACTTCACAAAGTCATAAGTTGATGTGAAATGCTTCTTGATTGCCATGTAGTAACTATAGAGGTCAAACGCATCTCTAGTAGAATACATAGAACTCATACAGGCAATCTCACGAGTTTCTCGACCATATTCAACTCTTCAGCTTCCTTATAAATGTTTGCTTTCAGTAGAGGCGACTTGCGAATGATCTGACCAACAACTTCTATTTCAAGACCATTCTTTTCAGCATATTCAACCACAGCATCAATGTAAGGCACACCCTCAGAGATATATCCTGCTATCTCGCTCATGATGCGTTCAGAGTTTAGTTTCTGAAGTGCTTTTAACTCTTTCTTATCCATTTAACACCTTGATCCCTAATGCCCAGTTTTCTGCGGCATCTTCAGCCCATTGAAGACTTTTTCCTGCGTGTAGTTCTTCTCTTATAAGACTACCACGAGTGTCATAGTACTTAACCATGAACCCTTGAGGCGTGTCGTGAATCTCTGCTTGCGCTCGACCAGTCTCTTCTTCTTTAAAGAATGTTTGAACAATAGTCATGGCTTTATCCTATGGTTTCTAGTAATGCTTCGATATCTTCGATTTCAGCGACAACTTCATTCACATTATTCTTGTGATAGATACGAGCCATCTTTGATAGGTACTTCTTTGGGATGCCTACATCATCTTCAAGGGCAATAACGGCTTCTTTAATGAAGTCTCGCTCTGCTTCTATGCGAGTATATGCGTTACTGATTTCATCCATTGCACCTTTCATGCGTTGCTTGTCGGCATCTGATGATGGGATAATGATCGAATTTGTTGTTGGTGTTGTCATAATATATTCCTCAAAGATATTTCGGGTTTATTTTCTGTAGTTTTTGGCTCTTCTTCAGTCTTTTCTTCTTTAAGAGTGCTGGGCGTGTCTTGCACATCGTTACTACTCTCGAAAAAAGTAGATATGGTAAATCTATACTTCGGTGCCCGTCTAGATGGAGAGTTAAATCTATGGGGTATTTCTCCATTAAAAAGTATCATTCTGTTGGGAGTGTACGGAGAAGTGTACACAATATTCTTTCCAGACTTATCATAGAAGAATGTTTCGCCTGACCATTCAGGCTTCCATTCTGGATTAGCATAATATAGCATTACACCTTCACCAAGATGAGTATGTACCGACATACTGTCTGCGATAGTGCCACAATTAATGACACTTCTTTTAATTATTTTATCTTGAATGTGTTCGACAAAAGGCTCACTCGTTCCTAAAACAAAAAGAAAATGCTGAGGATTTTGACTGAGCATGGCTGTCTGCCAGTGTCCTGATTCCCAGTTAGAGAATAAAAATTGGTCTTCACTGAATAGTGTGTCTTTCCAACCGATTCGGTACTCATTATCTAAACACTGCTCATAGATGACACTCGACTGATTATAGTCGAAAACATCATCGTAGACTTTTATTCCTGGTGCAGGCTCAAATACTTTCATAATATACTCTCATCGTTAGAAGTGGTTCGTTATAACTACGCTTTTCGTTGGTATTCCAACTGCGTTTGTTACTCAGCAATCCATGCTAGTGGTGAACCACGCCACACTTCTCCTCTTTGGTTAAGTTTGACATTTTTGAATTCCTCTTCGGGTATGTCTACCTCATACTTCTGAGAACAGAAGTGCAGTGGCTCGTTCTGTTGCTAGGCGAGCCTCACCCCGGTAGATTAAGCCGCTAGGGCATAATCACCATGTGCAAAATTATTATCGTTTGCGATTATTTTAAGTTGATTTTATACAGTGTTTCTTCACTGATTCTCCACATAACCTCAATTCGCCTGTCGAATCCAGAACGACCCCATAGTATTTTATTGGTGGAGTCGAGGGGAATTGAACCCCTGTCCAAACAAACTTACTTTACGCTTCACTGAATGTATTATTTATATTGTTGCTCTTTTCTTAGTTTTAGCAACCATGTCGATTGCTTGCGTTCTGCTTCATAGAAGACTGCGGCAGTAAATGTAACCATAAACAACAATATAAAGTGTACTGCTAAACTGACTCCCATGTAGATCACACTACCGATATAGATACCAAATGCAACTGACCACATCCATGCTAATACTGTCATTATCCACATTCGTGATAATGGATCAGGAATATGTCTCAGTGGGTTTCTACTGTGATCAAATATCCAGTTGTAAGCATCATAAAACTTCAAGAACATCAACTTCATAATATTACCCTCACTTATAAACTTTCTACAATTCTACCTTGTCTATCAAATACAAACTTATCTCCATAAAACTTATTACAGAAATTACACTGTGGTACGATGTTCTCAGGACTCATATCTTTTCGTGGGTCCATGTGTCCCTTTTCTAGAACAACCTTACCGTGTTCGAATCTATGGCGAGTACCCTCTTTCTCACCACAAGTAGCACACTTGTTATCATATGCTTCTTTCATGACTCTAAAGTCAGATGTATTCAGTTCATTCAATCTTTTCTTTGCGGCAAATGATGGATGTGGCTCTTTCGTTGTAACAAGTTTATAGTTACCCTTACCGTCTTGATCGACATACCACCCAGATTGTTTGCCTAAATGTCTGGCATCTTGTAGGTCAGAGCCAGTATACTCAATTCTTTCGACAATCTCTGCTTTACTCATCCAGTTGCCGATATTTTCGTACAAAGCAACCAGTGTCTTGTACTTATTACTACCTTCTTTAAAGTTAAACTTTACACCATGTTTCTTTAGGTGACTCTCATAGTCAGATTGTAAACTCATATTATATTCTCTCAGTTATGTTAGTATTATAACACAATTGGATGAAAAGTCAAGACTTTTTTTAATAATCGCTTAAATCAAATCCTTCTGGATTAAAGTTTTGCTCCATGGGCTTGTTTATCCATATGTTAGATGCTAGGTGTCTTCTTGTGCCTTCTGTTACAGGAGTAACACAGTGCCAGGAAGCAGAGTCAAACAACACTAATCTATTTGGAAAGGGCTGTATTCTTTCAAAGTTGTGTGTATCCTCTTCGTCATCGCTTCTTCTAATCTGCAGGAATCCACCCTTAGGCACTTCATGATGTGCGTAATAAAGTGATCCTATATAAGGAGTAACTGTCTCACTGATCTCAGCAAAATAGTATCTAAACTCATCTTTATCTTGATGCCAAGGTATGTCTATTCTTCGATCTGGACCCAACTGATCTCCCCAATACTCCATACCATCAAATTCGCCTGGCAATAAACTTTTAGAATGTGTCCATATTTTCTCTACAAGAGATTCCCAAACATTCGTTGGCGACTGATCTCTATCTATCCAAGAGTTTCTTGGTGGAGTTTCCCATAGTGAATCTTGAGATAACTCTCTATAAAGATCACTCTCGGTATCTAAAAAATTGTCTAGGACTATAAGCATATTATTCTCTTCTGTTTTGGCTATTATATCACTGTATCACTGCTTTGTCAAGACAAAGGCGCAAATTCCATCAAACTATATCCGAAAGATACTAATCCTAACCAGATAAGTCCTTTAATCAAAAAGAACATAAATCCTACTAAAGCCACTCTACTCTTTAAGAAATTTCGCATACTCGTTGCCTCAGTCCACTACTACTAAATCTGTGATCTCTTTTGTTGAAGTACAATTTGATATCCCTCTTACGGCAGATATCACGACCAGTAAAGTCTTTATCACGATATTCTTGACCCAAAATACGAACATCAATATGATACATATTCAGAATATCTTCTAAGTCTTGCTCGGTGTTGTATGGTATAATCTCATCAACATAACCGACTGCTTTGAGTTGTGTGTATCGCTCAACAACTGTTTGAACGGGTGAATTCTTTCCTTCACGAACAGCACCAGGATCTACTTGTAGTCCACATATCAAGTAATCGCATTGGTCTTTCGCATCTCTCAGCATCGATACATGACCTGCGTGGAGCAGATCAAACGCTGAACAAGTAAATCCTACTTTGCCTTTTGTCATATCTATTACCTTTGAATAACCTTTACAGGACCTGTTGTGCCATCTATCTCTTCTGCGGGAATTTTTTCTTTTGCTATTACTACGATAGTATCAACATCTAAACCTGATTCAAGTGTATATATCAGAGCATAAATTTTTGAGGGTACAAACGGCATTGATGGTAAAAGTACTACCTCATCGTCTTCTTCTCCAAATTGTTTTGGAGGCGCTACTGTTCTGCTATTATACGCAAATTTACACGCACCTTTTTTACAAAATCCAGAGTCGAGTATTGCTTTCTGTATATCGTCATCGACTGCATATATTTCATCAATGTCCTCAGAAAATGTATCGTCACATCCAATGACATAGCAGTTTGGATACTCTTCTCTATAGTCAACCTTCTTCGCTGACTCTAAATCACCTAATATTACTATCGTTTTCATATTACTCCTCACTTACCCTGAAAATATAACCATGACATAAACTCTTCACAGTCGCCAATGAGTTCACCATCCACAACTATAGCCGGCAACTTTCTTACATCTAGCATCGCAACTTCTATTATATCATAGTCTTCGTCAAGATTCAAGTATTCTACATCAATACCAGAAAAGTTTGCCCAATGCCATAATCGTGCAGTCTCTTTACAGTTTACTTTACCATAGAGTGTCGCTTGTGGTGGCAACTTATAACCTAAAACTTCATCTGAAAAATTTATGTCGTTCATATAATCTCTGGAAATAAACATTTTTGAACAAATACATCAACATCGTCTTCATTCAGTCCAAGCGACTTCATTACACGAGGCGTGTGTGGATTCTGTTTCTGGTAGTGAGCATAACGATTCTGTGCGTTCTTGCCATCTTCTTCACTATTGTTTCGTCTGTGTCTACGAATCTCTCCAATATAGTAGTTAAGTGTCTTATCTACTGCTTCGGAAATCTGCTCGATCTCACCAATCTCTTTGACCATACCTGCGGCTATCATGCTATCACTGAATATTGCTTGCGCCCACTCAGGTAGTTCTCGTTCTCTCTTCCATTGTAACTGTGACGATATTGTCGCAAAGTGTTCTATCATCTTATGTTTACGATTCGTTGTGGCAGATAGATCACAAAATGCACCAGTCATCTTATTAGGACCTGCGATTACATCAAATCCAAAGATAGGCGCATCACTATCAAGATGCGGAAAGATACAACAGTGCATCATCCATAACTTGCTTGACTCTCGCATATCAACAACATCAACATGGGCTCTTCGATACAGATCACCAGACCAAACACGATTTATCCAACCTGGCTGATTAAATCGCTCCATGCCTTCTTCTTGTATTTCTACGCCTGTGTACTCAAACTTATCAATGAGTCTATTTTGTATTGAGATTAAGTTATCCCAAACTATGCTCATTCAGCAAGTTCTTCGAATAGTCGTATTGCAAATTCAAAGCAAGCGTTTGCTTCGTCTGCCATATCATCGTTGAGTATTGCTCGAACTTTTGTCTTCAGACCTTCTTTGTCTTTGAACGCATACATTCTACCAAGACCAGGCACTTTCTTAGCAATCATTGCTCCACCATACATATCACCAAAGTGGCGAACATACATATGCGGTATCAAGTCTTCTGGCTTGTCTTTACTTTCACAGTAACTTAGATAGTCTTTCGTTGATCTGGTGAGTAAGTCTGATTCTGGATACTTTTCTTTGTCGAACCCATACTTCAGTTCTAGTTCAAGTAAATCCATTCGCATCAGACCTGCTCTACGAATGTCAGCAATATCTAGTTTGTTGAGTGGCAACTTTGATTCAAGTGTCACATACATATAGTACTGATTCGTCAGGTACTTGTAATACAGAAACGGATCGATTGACCCGCTCATCAATATGCCTGCGAACTTCTTGCGTTCAGCAGACTTGTGGTTCTCCCAAGTTAGTTCTTTCAAACTCATTCAGTATAACTCCAATTAACATAGTATAAACATTATTTATAGAAGATGTGAGATTCTATTCGACTGGTCTTATCATATGCTTTTGCCCAGTATGGTCTAACATAAGATGCGTGATACATAACAGCACCATCAGTAAAATCTCTCGCCTCATCATATGACTTATATAGTTGTTCACTTAGAGCATAGATTTCGTTAAATGTCTTTGTGTCACTATAGTCATCTTTCTTACCATCACAGTACCAAGAAAACTGGCACTTATTTCGTATAGGATTACCATTACGATCTACATGAGCCTGATACACAACATCACAAACAGTGTCTGGATAGCGTGAGTCAGATACTCTATTCATTGTTACAAGTCCAACAGCCTCTTGACCTAAACGAGAATCACTTCGTGCTTCATGATAAATGTTGACAGCCAGACATTGTACTTGTTCTGCGTAATCGTCTTCTACAATAGGATTCAGTTCTTCTTCTACTTTTACTATTTCTGAATGCTTCTCGTAGTAATAGTCGTTGAAAGTGTCTACCGCAAGATAGATCGTTGTCAGCGACAGCCATATTGAAACTAGTGTGGATAAATGTACTTTCATATCATAATACCTTATATAGTTTTCTTAGCGCATAAAGACATTATACACGATTTGAATATAATGTCAAGTCTTTTTTTGAAGTTTTTTGAATTAATTTAGTGCGCCATATTTGTCATGTTATATCGAAATTCGACTTCAATATGTCATATTTGACTTGTTATTTAGAAGTTGCTCTAAAGACTCCATCCCAGTCGTCTGGTACAGTATCTATGCAATCCCGACATCTATTTTGCCATATCGCATAGTAATCGTGTAACTCGCCCTTAAAGCATCGTTTTAAGTCTTCACAGAACTTAATTGCTACATCAAATTGTCTTCCGTAATATGCTCTCATCATCTCTTCATGCATTTCAATTTCAACATCTATTGCTTCAGTCAATACAGTGTATATCTTAACAGGTTCTGTCTTACCCTTAACAGCAAGATTATCTAGTTCAAGTGTAAAGTATTCCTCGTTGAGTTGTGTTTTAGTGTCCTCACCTATAAGTGTTTTGACACCATATGACTTTGTTTGTCCCTCAAGACGTGCCGCTAGGTTTACAGCATCACCTAATACCGAGTAATCAAAGCGTTGATTTGAACCCATATTACCCACAACAACTTCACCTGTATTGATACCAACACCGATATTAATGGGCAATAACCCTTCGCTTTCGAGTTCTGCGTTGAGTATCTCGAGGTGCTGATACATCTCTACACTCGTTTTAACCGCCATATACTCCTGATACGCCACGTCTAATGGGGCATTCCAAAACGCCATAATGCAGTCACCCATGTACTTATCAATGGTTCCTTCGTTGTCCATAATAATGTCTGTCATTGGTGTCAGGAATCGATTAACGAGTTCAGTCAATCCTTGCGGGTTTGTTTTGTATTGTTCTGATATTGGAGTAAACCCACGAATGTCACAGAACAAGAATGTCATATTTCTTGTCTCGCCGCCTAACCTTAACAATGACGGATCATCTTGTAATTTCTGTACCATAGCAGGAGACAGATATGTACCAAATTGTTTCTTGATTTGCTCTTTGAGTTTGTAAGTCGTGTAGTATTTGTTGAATGAACTTTGTGCGAATACGACCACCCCGGCAACTGTTGGCCAGATAATGTCAAGGAAGAAATAACTATTTGTCCATGCATAGTATCCTATCGCTGGTGATGCACCTAACAATGCGATACTTGTGACACATGCACCAATCGTACCCAAGCGATAAACTGCGATTAGTATGCCCGTACAAGCAATAAGGA